TATCTGACGTTTCTCGACGGCTACATCTACAACGCATGGAACTGGCTGATCGCCATCCCGGTGAACCTGTTCCTAAGCGCGATCTGGCCAATCTACTGGCTGATCCTGCACTGGATTTTCTAAAGCCCGAACTCCGTTTCGCCGTTGCCGTCATACCAGGCGATCATCTTGCCGATGGCGCTGTCGGCCATGGCGGGGTGCTGCGCGAGGTAGTGCTTGAGGATCCGCGTGGCGCTTTCCGGCGTGTGGCCGGTGACGCTGATGATCTCCGGTATCGTCGCGCCGGCCAGCGCCATCCACGTGACGGCCGTGTCGCGCAGGTCCTGGTCGCGCAGGTCGGCGACGGAAGGGCAGGGCTGGATGATAAAGCGCAGGCCGGCCAGTTCGCGGTTGTCGCCGGGGACTGGCCCCAGCTCGCCATTCTCCAGCACGCCGCGCGCCGCCGCCTCGCGGACGTCGGCATAGGTCTTCGAATAGTGGAAGCGGTCGAACGGCAGCCAGCGCGGCGCACTGGGGCGGCCCGGCCGGGTGTCGGCCGCCTCGTCCAGCACCACGTGCGCGAAGCGCAGCTCGACCGCGCGGCGGGCTTCCGGCGACGGCGCGGCCAGCAGGGCAGCGGCGCGCGCGGCGGCGCGGCGGGCGGCGGCCGCGACAAGGCGTGCCTCCAGTTCGGGCGCCTCGCGGATGGCGACGATAGCGCCGGTCTTGCCCTGTTTGAAGATGCGCCGGTTGCCCAGCTTCTGCGTGGCCAGCAGCGCCAGCCTGTCGGCCTGCCGCTGGCCGGTCCACAGCGCGAGCATCACCATGTCGCCAACCTCCGGCCGGCCGACCGCGTCGGCGGCGGCGACCAGCGCCGAGATCTCGCCC